CCCAGCTCGTCGGCAATGTCCGTGACCGGCCATCCCCGAAAAAACAGGGAGCGCGCGGCGCGTCGCTGATCGACGTGGGGGACAGGCATCAACATGGCGGCATCGTCGCAAGCGCACCGACGTAACTATTGCCTGCCGCGATGTACCAGCCCGTTGGTACATCGGCCCCGCGTTGCCCGGCTCGCGCACGGTGCCGACGATGGCCGCGTCTCCCCAACGCGTCGCCACCCCGAGGTTTCGTCCATGGCCAAGTCCAAGTTTTTCCGCGTTGCTGTCGAAGGTGCGACCTCCGATGGGCGAGCGATCGAGCGCAGCGCCATTCAGGGCATGGCCGCGACCTACAACCCCACCCTCTACGGCGCGCGTATCTTCGCCGAGCACATCCGCGGCTATGCACCGGACAGCCCGTTCAAGGCCTACGGCGACGTCACCGCGGTGAAGGCCGAGGAAATTCCCGACGGTCCACTCAAGGGCAAACTTGCGCTGTACGCGCAGATCGATCCGACACCGGAAATGGTCAACCTGGTGAAGGCTCGCCAGAAGATTTACTCGAGCATCGAGATCACCCCGAAATTCGCCGACACCGGCCTGCCGTATCTGTCGGGCCTGGGCATCACCGACAGCCCCGCCAGCCTCGGCACCGAGATCCTTACCTTCGCCGCGCAGCACCCGGACGCCAACCCGTTCGCCTCGCGCAAGCAGCATCCGGACAACGTGTTCACCGCCGCCACCGATGCTGTCGAGATCGAGTGGGAAGACGAGCCGTCCGACATCAGCGCCAGCACGCTGTTCGCGGCGATCAAGGACAAACTCGCCAAGATCAGCACCAAGTTCAAAGCCAACGACGGCCAGCTGGGCGACGTCGGCGACGCGATGCAGAGCATGGCCGACACGCTGGAGCAGTTCGCCAGCAGTCATACCGCGGTGACCCAACGGTTCGCCGATCAGTTCAGCACGCTAAGCGTGCGCCTGGACACCATCGAAGCGACCAATGCCACGCACCGCCAGGACTTCGCCAGCTTGCGCACTCAGCTCGAAGCCGCGCCCGGCGGACTGCCACGTCCCGCGGCCACCGGCGGCGGTGATGTCGGCCAGACCGACTGCTAATCGCTTCCACCGTCTCTTTCCGAATCGCCGACCCACGTCATCGCCTGCACGCCACGGAGCACCCATGCGCAACGAAACCCGTCTTGCCTTCACCGCCCTCTCGCAGCGCATCGCCCAGCTCAATGGCGTGGCATCGGCGGGCGAGACCTTCACCGTCGCACCGACCGTGCAACAGACGCTGGAAAAACAGATCCAGTTGTCCAGCGCGTTCCTTCAGCAGATCAACGTCGTTCTGGTGACCGAGCTATGGGGCGAGAAACTCGCGTTGGGGACCACCGGCACCATCGCTAGCCGTACCGACACCGACACCACCGACCGCGCGCCGGCCGATCCGACTGATCTTTTCCCGAACGACTACACCTGCAAGAAGACCAACTTCGACACGTCGCTGAAGTATTCCAAGATCGACGCGTGGGCCAAGTTCCCCAACTTCCAGACGATGTTCCGCGATGCGGTCGTCGGCCAGCAGGCGCTCGATCGCATCATGATCGGCTTCCACGGCACCAGCGCAGCGGCGAACACCAACCGGGTCACCAACCCGCTACTGCAGGACGTCAACATCGGCTGGCTGGAGCACATCCGCACCGATGCACCCGCGCACTGGATGAAGGAAGTCGTCCCGGCCAGCGGCAAGGTCACCATCGGTGCCGGCAAGGACTACGAGAACCTCGACGCCCTGGTGTCGGATGTGACCGAGAACCTGATCGCCGAGGCCGTGCGCGACAACCCCGCGCTGGTGGTCATCTGCGGTCGTGACTTGCTGCAGGACAAGTACTTCAAGCGCATCAACCAGCAGCAGACCGCCGAGAACGAACTGGCCACCGACATCATCGTGTCGCAGAAACAGATCGGCGGCCTCAAGGCGGTGCGTGTGCCGTTCTTCCCGAAGAACGCCATGCTGATCACCACGCTCGACAACCTGTCCATCTACTCGCAGGAAGGCGCACGTCGCCGGCAACTGGTGGACAACGCCAAGCGCGACCGCATCGAGAACTACGAATCCAGCAACGACGCCTATGTCGTCGAGAACTACCTGCTAACGGCGTTCGTCGAAAACATCGTCGTCTCGTAATCACCGAACCCCTCCCCCAGAGCGAAGCCCGTCGGCTGGTGCGCCGGCCGACGGTGCCCTGCCGAACACCGCGCGAGAGAACCGCCATGCCATCACCCGCCCAACAGCACCGCCAACGCATCGCCGCCGCGATGTCCCAGACCGTGGTCGCCGACGCCGATCACGGCGCCGTCGCCGCCGGCAGTGCGTACGCACTGATGCTCGCCAAGCTCGCCGAGGATAAGCGCGTCCTCAAAAACATCCAGTCGATCGCGCAGAAGATCGAGGTCAAGCGCCAGCGCCTGCCGGAGTACGCGGCATGGATCGACGGCGTGCTGCAGGCCGATCAGCCGGTGCAGGACGATGTGTTCGCCACCGTCATGGTCTGGCGCATCGACACCGGCGACATCGACGGCGCACTGGTCATGGCCACGCACATGCTTACCCACAACCTCAAGCTGCCCGAACATTACCAGCGCGACCTAGCCACCCTGGTGGTGGAAGAAATCGCCGAACGTGCCGGCAACGCGGATAGCGGCAACGTCACCGCATCCCAGTTACTGCAAGTGGGCCAACTAACCAACGGGCGCGACATGCCGGATGAGGTGCGCGCCAAACTCCACAAGGCCATCGGCCTGGCCCTGCGCGATGCATCGCCCGCGCAGGCACTCGACCATCTGCAGCGTGCGCTGCAACTGAACGCGCGACTGGGCATCAAGACGGAGATCACCAAGCTGCAAAAGCAGCTGGCCCTGTCGAAACCGGTCGCCACCTGAGCTCGCCCCGAGCACCGCGGCGGCTCGGTGGACATCGTGTGACCTCTCTCCCACCCGATGCGCCACCGATCACCGCCGCACTTATTTCGAGCCACACCCCTGTGAGGTCATGATGTCCGGTCTCGTCGCCACCGCGCCCACCACCGCGCCCGATCCCCTGCGTTCGGGCGACTGGTACCCGTCCATCGACCTCACCAATGCTCGTGCTGTGATGCGCGTGGATGGCACCGTCACCAATGAGCGCCTCACCGAGTGCATCGCGCTGGCCATGTCTGGCGTCGAAGACCAGCTCGACGCCTGGCAACAGCAACAGGTCGCGCTTGGCCGCACCACGCTCATCGAGGTGCCCAGCAAAATCATCGCCGGCACCTCGCGCCTGGTGCGGCTGTATCGCCGCGCGGTGTACGCCAGCGCGCAGGCCGAACTGATCGAGCGCTACCGCGATGTCGACACTACGCACGCCGGCCACAAACACGCCGACACACTCGACTCCACCATCGACGACTACCGCCGCAACGTGCGCTACGCCATCCGCGACATCCTCGGCCGGCCACGTGCCGATGTGGAGTTGTTGTGATCGTGCGCGCCAACCAGGGCGAGACCTTGGACGCGTTGTGCTGGCGCGTGCTGGGCCGCACCGAGGGCGTCACCGAAGCGGCGCTCGCTGCCAATCCCGGCCTCGCTGACCTTGGCGTCGTGTTGCCGCTCGGCACTGTCGTCAACCTGCCCGAGACCGTACAGGCCACGCAGTCGCAGACCGCGCTGGTGCAGCTCTGGCACTGACAAGGGACTCCGATGGCCGAACCGACCACCACCAGCTCCATCGCCCTCGTCGCCACCGGTGTCAGCATCGCCACGCTGATCCCCGGCATCGACGGCAACGCCATCATCGGCGCCTTTGCCGGCGCTGCACTGATGGCGCTGCATGCGCGTGAGGTGTCCATGCGCTCGCGGCTGGCCTACTTCGGCATCAGCTGGATCATGGGTTACCTCGCTGCACCGCTGCTCATGCGACAGATTCCCTTGCAGGAATCCGGCGTTGCATCGTTCATCGCCGCCGCCATCGTCATTGCCCTCACCGTCCAGCTGATCGAGCGCATCAAGACGATCGACCTCACGGCGTGGATCAGCAACCTGCTGCGCCGCGGAGGTCCGTAATGGATCACCTGATTGCCTTGCTGCTGTTCGTCACCAACGCCATCACCGGCGTGCGCCTTTTCCTCTATCGCCGCGAGGGCGCCCGCTACCGGCCGATCGTCAGCATCGCTGCCTGGCTGCTGATCGTCTCCACCGGCAGCACGGCGCTCGGCATCGTGCTGGGCCAGTACCCACCCGGTGACATCCACCTCGGCGATATCGGCATTGCCCTGGTGCTGTGCGTGCTCAGCCTCACCGCCCGCGGCAACGTCGCCGCCATCCTACGGACGAACCACGATGAACAACCCCAACAGCCTGCGCGTCGGTGACCACGGCAGCGACGTCACCGTGTTGCAGACGCGGCTGGTCCGCGCGGGTCAGCCGCTCGCCATCGACGGCTGGTATGGCGCCGCGACCGAGGTGGCAGTACGCGCGTTTCAGCGTAGTCATGGCCAAGTCGTCGACGGCATCGCTGGCCCACGCACACAAGCGGCATTGACCGGCACCATCGACCCGCTGGCACTCACCCAGAACGACATCATTGCCGCTGCCGCCACACTCGATTGCGAGTCGGCCGCCATCAACGCCGTGATCGAAGTCGAAAGTCCGCGCGGTGGTTTCTTACCCGATGGTCGCGTGGTGATCCTGTTCGAGCGGCATGTGTTCTGGGATCAGCTGGTGGTGGCAGGCATTGATCCGACCGCCGTCGTACTACCGGCGTCGATCCTCTCGCAGCAGCGCGGCGGCTATGTCGGCGGTGCCGCGGAATACGCACGCCTGGCGCAGGCCGTCACCATTCATCCGGAGGCCGCCACTGCCGCCTGCAGCTGGGGCCGCTTCCAGATCATGGGCTACCACGCGACCTCACTCGGTTACGCCAGTGCGATCGCGATGGCCGCCGCCTTCGCCAAGGGCGAGAGTGAGCACCTGGTCGCCTTCGTCCGCTTCGTCCAGTTGGATGCGGATCTGCTCAAGGCCTTGCGCGCGCGCCGGTGGGCCGCCTTCGCCAAGCTCTACAACGGCCCGGCCTACGCGGCAAATCTCTATGACGCCAAGCTGGCCAGCGCCTACGCGCGCCACAGCGCCGCGCTCAGCACGACAGCGGAGGCCGCATGACGCTGCTGCGCCAGATCCTGTTCGGCGTCGCGCTGGTCGCCGCGTTGTGTCTCTACGGGTGGATCACCCACCACCGCATCGCCACCGCCGAAGCGCGCGCCACTGGCGCCGAGGCCGGCGAGCGCTCTGCGCAGAGCCAGCTCGCGCAGAAACAAGCCGGCGACCACATCGTTGTGCAGTACGTCGATCGCGTGCAGGTCGTGCACGACGTCGGCGTCACACTCACCAAGGAGATCCCCGTCTATGTCACTGCCCACGCGGATGCTCGTTGCGTCGTGCCTGTTGGCTTTGCCCGCGTGCACGACGCCGCCGCCGCGGGCGTATTGCCCGGAGCCCCCGGCGCTGCTGATGCGCAGCCCAGCAGCCTTGCACTCTCTGCCGTCGCCGGCACCGTCGTCGACAACTACACCACCTGTCACGTCGCCGCCGCTCAGCTGACCGCGCTGCAGGACTGGGTACGCATCAACACCGCGTCCGGCGCCAGGCCATGAAGAAACCCGCCAGCCTGCGCGCCGCCCTCGTGGCCGCGCTGCCGGATCTCGCTCGCGATCCCGAGCGGTTACTGGTCTTCATCGACGCCGGCGCTCTGCACAGCACCTACGCGCCCGGCCTTAGCTATGAAACTGCGTACACGCTCAACCTGATCCTCACCGACTTCGCCGGTGATCCGCTCGTCGTATGGGTGGCTATCCTGATCTGGCTGCGTGTCCACCAGTCCGAGCTGCTCGACAACGTCGACAAGCGCCAAAGCGGCATCACCTATGAGGCCGACATCATCGACCACGACAAGGTCGACCTCAGCATCAAGCTGCAACTCACCGAGCGCGTCATCGTCAAGGACCTTGGCAGCGGCAAATTAGACATCAGCATCGCCGACGAGCCGCAACCCGAGGCCAAGCTCACCGCCGAGCATTGGGAGGTCTACCTGCGCGAGCAGTTGATCGCACGCTGGGACGTGCCACCGGCATGAGCGACGATCTCGTCCTGCTCGAGGACTGGGCCGCCGGCCTGCTACTCAAGCTCGCACCGGCCAGCCGACGCGCGATCGCCCTGACCATCAGCCGCGCATTGCGTCACAGCCAGCAGCAGCGCATCGCGGCGCAGAGGAATCCCGATGGCGCTGCGTTCGTACCACGCAAGGCACGGAAAAAGCTGCGTGGCAAACAAGGCCGTATTAAGCGCGA